ACTAGCTTTAAAGTCTATGAAAGTAGGCTGGAAAGAGTAGAATGTTAAAAGTTTACGATTTTCATTGCCCTAATGGGCATATATTTGAAAAGTTTGTTAGCAACAGCGTAACAACTAGCAGGTGCGGTTGTGGCGAGGATGCTAAAAAAATGCTATCTGCCCCGTCTTTTATCTTAGATGGGTCTAGTGGGGATTTCCCTGGTAGGCACATGAAATGGGTAAGAGAACACGAACAAGCAGGTAGGAAAAACACATCTCCATAATGATTTAATAATCACGGAGTTTAATTATGTCAAGAGCGTCAATGGTTGACCTGCCTCCAGAAGAGGAGCAAGCGGTCAGCGTTGAAAGTGAAGGCCAAGAGATTCAGCAGCTTCCTTTAGATACAACTCTAACGGATGAAGTTGAGCAACCTCAAGAGCCTCAAGTTCCAGAGAAATACTCAGGTAAATCTTTGGAGCAAGTTGTGCAGATGCACCAGGAAGCTGAAAAGCTTTTAGGTCGTCAGTCTACTGAGGTTGGAGATCTTCGCAAAGTTGTCGATGATTACATTACGAATCAGACGCAACAACCAGCACCCCAACAAGAAGTTGGGCCAGAAGATGAGTTGGATTATTTTACAGATCCTGAAAGAGCCGTTAATAGGGCTATTGATAACCATCCTAAAATTAGGGAGGCTGAAGAGTACACTGCTAGGTTCAAGAAACAAACGTCCTTAGCGGAGCTACAAAGCAAACATCCTGACATGCAGGAAATCCTCAATGATGAGAATTTCATAGCATGGAAAGATGAATCTAATATTAGGAAACAGTTATTTGCAGAGGCAGATAAAAACTATAATGCTGAAGCTGGCGATGAGCTTTTTACGACTTGGAAAAGATTAACAAGTGCCGGAAGAGAAATTGCACAGCAAACCGCTAATCTGGAAAAGCAGACGCGAAAGCAGCAGATTAAATCAGCCAATACAGGTAGCGCACAAGGCAGTTCAGAAAGGTTACGTAAAAAGACTTATCGCAGGGCCGACATTATTAAACTTATGAGAACAGACCCAGACAGGTATCAAGCTTTATCAGAAGAAATTCTAGTAGCGTACCAAGAAGGTCGAGTTAGATGATTTAGGAGAACTTAATCATGGCTACAGCAACATATCCAGGCGCGGCGGGTAACACTGCCGTTACAGAGGCAGCAACATTCATACCTGAAATATGGTCGGATGAAATTATCGCTGCTTACCAGAAAAACTTAAAACTGGCTCCACTTGTCAAAAAGATTGCTATGAACGGCAAGAAAGGCGACAAGTTGCACATTCCCAAGCCCACTCGTGGTGACGCTAATGCTAAGGCTGCTGATACAGCGGTTACTATCATTGCCAACACTGAGAGTGAACTGACTATCGACATTAATCGACACTTTGAGTACTCAAGACTCATTGAAGACATTGTTGAAGTACAGGCTCTTAGCAGCTTGCGTCAGTTTTACACAGAAGACGCTGGGTACGCTCTATCTACTAAGATTGATGCAGACCTACACTCTTGTGGTACTGGTTTCGGTGACGGGGGCGCAGTTGTATTTGGCGCTGCCGCTACTGACTATCAGCACACAGGCTGTTTCTTCAATGACGGCGGGACAACGACCCAGTACACAGACGACACGCAGGTTGCTGCTGACGTTTTTACTGATGCTTTCTTCCGCGACATGATTCAGAAGCTTGATGACAATAACGTGCCGATGGATAATCGCGTACTTGTTATTCCTCCTTCTGTTCGCAACACGATTATGGGTGTTGACCGTTATGTATCTTCTGACTTCGTAAGTGGTCAGGCAGTGAATTCCGGTCTTATCGGTAATCTGTACGGCATAGACGTTTACGTTTCTGCTAACTGTGCAACGATTGAGGCTGTTGGTGCTAATACTGCTGACACCGCTATCGCTACACGTGGTGCGTTACTGTTTAACAAGGAAGCTATTGTCCTTGCGGAGCAGCAATCTGTACGATCACAGACTCAGTACAAGCAGGAATACCTCTCAACTCTGTACACGGCAGACTGCCTGTATGGTGTTCAGGTATATCGTCCTGAAGCTGGTTTCGTATTAGCTGTCCCTGAGTAAAGCTACATGGGGGGCGCAATGCCCCCTTATCTTTTCTTTAAAGGGGTCCTCGCTTGAGAAACACCATTACCAGTTCTATTAAGCAAGGCATACGGAACACTATAGGGAATATTCTAAGTTCCCTGCGCCCTGTATTTCATTGGCCAGGCACTCACACCCTGGTCCCCACCACTGGCACTGATCCCACGTTCA